AAGCTTTAGAAGATGACCTTGACTTAGAAGGCATGACATTGGACGAAGGTTTCGGAACTGCTGGTGGAACTCCACTTTCTCAACTCTGTGAAGAATATATCAGAGATGGTTATTTTACAAAACTCGCTGCTGAAATCGGTCTTGATGCTGCAAAGGCAGAATTCCTCGAAAAGGCACGTAAAGTAACTGGTGATAAGTATTATAAGACATTATACTCTAGAATTATGGGTGCAAAAAATCCAACTGCTGTTCTCTTTGTTATTCAAGGAACTATGTTCGGTGGTTCTAACATGGACCTTGCTGCAGGAACAAGACAGTCTGCTTATCACAGAAATAGACGCTAATAAAATATTACATAAAAATAAAACCGGAATTAACGTTCCGGTTTTTTAATATATAAAATATGCAGAGAATATATATTGAACAAGATATTATTGATATAATAAAGAAATATAAGCTTTATTCTTGTCGTATTTCACAATATATGTATCTTATTGGCTTTAATCGTCATTACTTATTTGGTAATATTTCTATAGTATCTAACGAACTAATATGCTATATACATTTCAATGCTGGACGTTCTCGCCTATTCAAGAAATATGTATTTAATGATGAAGAATTTAATAAAGATATTTCCTGGGCAATGGACGGTATGATGGAAAAAGAAAATTATAAAGTCGATAAAAAAATTGAAGAATTATTAAAATAAAAAACCTTAGATTTTACTCTAAGGCTTTTTAAATTGTTTATAATCTGTTAATGATTATTCTGGTTTCTTCCATTCTTTCTTGATTTCTTCATCACCAACAACGATACCAGTTGCATAATCTGGGCTCAAGACTGCAGAAGCAGCATTGATTGCACTGAAACCAGATGCGATCTTGTCATCATCAAAGTATTCAGGTGCAGTCCAACCAGATTGTGGAAGAACGTTGAAGATTCTCTTGTTGAGAGCACTAACACCACCAGAAAGTTCGTAAACTGGCTGAGTAGTGAAGTGGAACAAACCGTCAGAATATGCCTTGTAACCAGCAACACCAGCAGCAGATGCAGCAGCATCATCAGCAGTTACAAAGTAGACGTCGGTCTTCTGGAAGTAGTCATTACCCAAATTGTAAATGTCTTCTCTACGTTTCATGGTTATTTCTCCTAAATTTTCCTATGCACGGGACCATTCCCATACACCTATTTTATTTATAAAAAATTTTTGGTAATTCTTGCGCAAAAGTTTACAGATTTATTTTCGTAATATATTTAGGTGGAATTGCATTAGTTACATATACTGCTTCACGCTTAGTTGGATCTTGATAGACTTCATATCCTTTAGGTAAAGTTACTTTATAGACATAAACTTCAGATTTATCGCAATTATGTTCTGATGCAACCATGTCTATTATTTCATTTGGATCACCAGCTAATGCAACAGGAACTAGATAAATTCTATCTTCATATACATCATAATCATTATCAACCTTTCTCGATTTTAAACGTAAACCAGTTTTATCTAAATTTGCAGCCAAAGAACAATGATAATATTCTTGTGCACCAATATTTAATGGTTCTTTCTGATTCTTTGGTGTAATATAGATAGGGTCAAAAGGAAGGGGTTTTCCTTTATCATTATGATGAATACTACAATAGAATCCTGCAGAATCACAAATCTTTATAACCTCTTCTTCTGTTATTTCATCTAAAATCATAGGTGAAATAAGTATTAATTCTTCTGGAGCATATCTATCAACCCTAAGATAATCATCTAAGTTTCCACCATCTAATGCAAGATTAAATAGTTTTTTAAGCTTAGAAACATTTGCATAAATGCTTTCATTTAAATTATAAAAATCTTTAAATCTCATATGTATTATTTATTATTAAATAAAAATACAGGCCATAAAGACCTGTATTTTTAAATCTGTTTGTTCAATAACGATTACCAAACGAGAGCTTCTGGAGCGTCTGCGAAGAGTCCGTTGAACTTGAGCAAGCGATAATAGTTTTCAGCACCAAGCATGTTGTGTGCGAAACCATAACGGCTCATGATACCGACTCTTGGAGAGAAGTCGTTAGGATCGATAGCCTGGTTGACAACACCGGTAACGTATGGGCAGAAGATAACACCTGCATCATAGAGGCTAGAGCCCTTGAATGCTAAGAGAACTTCACCGTTGTCGTTTGCACCGAATTCGTCAACAGCATACTGGTCACAGAAGACCTTAACAACACCGTTAAGAGTACCCATTTCCGGAGTAACTGCAGAACCGTTAACTTCATGAGCAACCTTGGTGAACCATGGGTTAGCAACCTGAAGAACAGTAGCAACGTCTGGGGAGACGACTGCGATGTTAGCAGCACCACGACGAGTAGCGGTACGAATGTCGTTAACACCCTTCATGATGTGAGTGATGATGAGGCCGAAACGTTCCTGAGAGTTTGTACCAATGAAGGAATCGTTGTTAGCGAGGGTCTGATCAGCCTTGTTGTAAACACGTGGAGTACAGAGGCTCTTGCAGCGGCCGATTGTTTCACGGTCCATTTCTGCAGTCATTTCCTGCTGGAGAACGTTGATCATTTCAGTCATCATTTCGATACCCTGCATAGCCTTAATATCAGCTGCAGATTCGAGAGAGAAGCTAGCAGCGAGCTTACGGGTCTTAGCAACGATAGACTGACGGCTGAGCATAAGGCCAAGTTCTGGCATCTTACGGCTTACAGACGGGTCTTCAGAACCGAAGGTCGGTCCAGTGATCTTCCAGCCTTCAGCAGACTGAGTATCAACACCAGTACCAGCATCCCATTCGCCATCTGTGTTAGCGGTAGAACCGGTATAACCAGAGAAGCGAGGAACTGCCTTCCATGCGGCTTCGACTAATTCGTTCGGGTTATTGGTCTTATAAATGTAACGGAGTGCGAAAGCAAGACCGACAGGACCAGTCAATGGCTGAACACCAACAAGGACGTTAGCGAAAAGCTGTGGGAAAACACGACGGACAAGTGCCAAAGAAATCGGTGCGAAAACACCCTTTGCGTCACCACCGTGTGGAATACCCTGGTCAAGACCAAGTGGAGCACCTACGCCCTGAGTAAAATCTTCAGTCAAGAGTTCAGAACCGAGGTTCTTAGTCTGCTGGTTTTCCAAAAGACGTGCAGTATTATAACGGACAAGATTGTCCTTAATGCCAGCGACTGAGAGTCCGCCAGGAGCCTTGCCCCAGCGTTCCATCATACCGGCTTGTGTCTTTGTAATCTTCATTTGTTTTTTCTCCTATTAAAAAATTACTTTATTTCTGAATTTCTATATTTTATTTATAAACGAAAAATTAGATTTTTCGCATTTCAGTTAATTTTCATCAATTAGGTTAGCGGAACCAAGCATCATGCGTTCGCGAGCGCTCAATTCACGGCGTTTTGGTTTAAACTTTTCAGTGATAGTTTCGTTCGTGCGATCTTCGACATAGCGAGACTTGCGAACCGGCTTTTCATGATTTTCGAACAATTGTTCTCTTTCATAACGCATAGCGTTGATAGAGTCAGCTTGTTCTTGGATCATTTCGATATAAGCATCAATATCCTTCTTAGTTTCGTTCAAGCTCTTTTCTTTGAAGAACTTACGAACCTTGAGACGTTGATCTGCAGAGAGGTCAGCAACCTTTTCAGAAATCAAAGACTTCTTACCAGTGCTTTCGACCAATTCAGCGAGACGCATGTTTTCATCGAGCTGCTTCTGAAGAGAAGAACGGATTTCAGCATTTTCTGCCTTCAATTCGCGAATTCTCTTAGAACCAGTGGTGTTAGGTGCAACATATCTGTCTTCAAGAATGTGAATGAACTCTTCAACAATTGGCTGACAGGTTTCTTGCAATGCAGTCTTCTGAATCATCTCTGGACCAATCTTTTCGTTGATGTTATATTCAAGATACTTATCCAAGCCTGTAATAACTTTTTCTTCGATAGCTTCGAGTTCTTGCCCATACTTTTCTGTGAACTTCTCATCGAAATATTCAAGGATATACTGTTCTGAAGCTTCTTCGAGTTTCTTCTTATAAGATTCAACCTTTGCATCGGCTTCCTTGCTCAACTTATCGCAGCGTTCTTCGCAGAACTTGTTAGCAATTTCTTCGATTTCGGCAGTCTTCTTTTCAACAGCTTCCTTAATCTTCTTCTGACAAAATTCATCAGCTTTCTTGGCAATCATCTTGGCTTCTTGTTCAGACTTTGCCTTTACCTTTTCATCAACAGTGAATTCAATAGCCTTTTTGACCTCATTCAATTCTTCTGCTGAGAATTTTTGGGAAAGGGTTTCAAGAATTTTATCCATTTTGATTCCTCCAATTTAACATAGAATTTTATTCTTTATATTTTATTTATAGGTTAAAAATTGATTTTTTTGTTAAAATTTAAACAGAAAAAGCCAACTATATCTTATAGTTGGTCTATTATTGATATATTTTTATATTATTTCTTGTATGGCTTTACCCTATACCCATGTTCACGCATAATTCGCATTGCTTCTGAGACCATTGCTTTCTCTTTTGCAATTCTGTCTTCCGCAATAGATGCTGCACAATCATTAGCAGACATTTTATCTGTAAAAAAATCTCTACAATATGAGTCTAAATAATGTCCTAATGCCAAAGCATTAATACCACGAGACTTTAAAATACTAATAACTGCGGCTTTATATCTCTGATATTTATCCTTAAAAAGTCCTTCATTAATCTCTTTCATGGCTTTCTCCTTATATTTATTTATAAATAATATAACGATTAAAAGGAATTACTATGAAAAAATATGCAGATTATGTAAATGAACAATGTGCATTGGCTTTGAATGAAAATACTTCACAAATCGGTGTAACTGACGTTTTTGAAGGTTCTCCAGCTATGGGTCCGCATCATCACGAATACTGGATTTTTGATGAAACCGGCTATGGCAGAACTAGCGATGCATTAAACGAACCATCAAACATTAATAAAGAAACTCCAATTACTATGGTCGGTGGTCACGTTCACATTATTAAAGACGGTGTTTGCCAACCAGTCGGTGACGGTCATACTCATAAGTTGCTTCCACCAACTAAGGTCGGTCCAGATACTGAAATTTTCAGCTGTTGCAAATGCGGAAGTCATCATGATGATGTTCCAGCACCTGCAGCTGTTTAATAATTAAAATTTTTAAATTAAAAAACCGGTTTTAAAACCGGTTTTCTTTTTTTAATTTCCATAAGAATGAACTTCACAATTACCTTGTAGCTCAACTTTTTGTGCCCATAATGCACCAGTCCAAATAACAGAGTTATGGAATCTTATTTCACCAGTTCCAGGTATTGGTTTTCCAGTATTTGGATCTGGTTTTCCAGGTGCAACCGCAATACCATAGTTGAAATTATTTGAAGTTTTTGCTGCGAAATCAATATTACCTTCATGAGAATAAATCATAAATGATTTCAAATTTACATTAGGATTATTAATATCGATTGTATTTGCTGCATTGAAATCACCCTTTACAAATATTCTTACGTATTCATCTTCACCAAGATTATTTTCAATATTAATTTGTGTTCCAACACCAAGTGTAACAGAATTAAAGTAATAAGTTCCTTTCTTTAAATTAATTATACCTCTATCACCACATCTTAATACATCATAATGATTATTAACGCTTGCATCTAAATTAATTGTTGCATCAGTATCTCTGATAATAGATTCTTCACCAGTAAATTCTACATTATCTAATTGAACTAATTCTGGCGGTTCTTCTATCGGCATAATTAAATCTTCAAGATAACCATCTTCATCTACGATATTTCCAATATAAGATGGGTTTGTATTAATAAACTCTGGATAATCTGCATTATTCGCAATATGAACTTTATAATCACTTAATGCATTAACAGAACCATGTAATTGACCACCATATTTTGTAGTTTCTACTGCTTCTGTAGCACTGGTATAATCTATAACTCTTCCGCCAGCTAATGTTTTTGTTGTATTAGCATTAATAAAGTCAAGACATGCACTAGTAGTATTTTCTATTTTCTTTTTACCAGTAATGAATAATTCAGATTCAACTATACCACCATTATTAACCTTAACACATGGTGCAGTAATCGATTTAACACCAATATAAGAATTATCAATATTCAATTCAGATTGTGTAAAGATAACATACTTGTCAAATTCATTCCATGGATCTGGAATAAATGGTTCTGTATATCTTCTAGTCCAATTCAAATTAACTGCTGGAATCTTATTCCAATTTGGAAGCATTGATAAGTCAACATGATATTGATCTTTTATTTCTTGTTCTCTTGTTCCATGTGGGTCACTTAATACAAGTTCAGCTGCAATAGTAATTGTTGCATCTTCATCTAACTCACCAGACAAATTAATATTTGCAGTTAATGGTTCACTTGTATCAGCAGGGACACTAAGTGTATATGTTTCAGGAACTGGTTCAGTACCAAATGTTGTTGTTATTGTTGTATCTTCACTTCTATGAGAACCTGGATAATTAACATAATATGTTACATTTAATCTATCAGATGCACTAGTAATAAAATTATTCAAATTACTTGGATTAATAGAAATTGTAAGCAATTCTCTACCAAATTCAATATCGTCTGGAGTATTAGCATTTACAGTTAAAATACGATTTGGCGAAGTCTTCCAAGATGGATCATTTGTTGATGCATATTGTGGAAGAATATCCATATTAATTTGTGCAGGTGCACGATATTCTACTTCTGGTGCTGGATGTTCATACTTATTCCAAATTGTTTGAACAGAATCAATATATCTCCAACCTGTTGTAACTGCATAATCTCTACTTATCCAATATGGTGCTTCTTCGATTGGTGCTTTATGTGTTTCTGAATCTTCCTCAACTAAATCGCTATCTAATTCAACTTCAATATGAGCAGATACAACAGCATGATCAATATTATCATAATGTAATAATACGTTTTCTACAGCGCTAATAGAAACATCAATTATAGAATTTGTTGCTGTAATATCAGGTAAATTATAACCATTTGACCCATATAATGAGTCCCAAGGTAATGCACCATGAGGAATCATATTATTATTAACATCAAAATAACGAACATTTAAATTACAAGCTACGATATTTTTATATTGTGGATCACTAAATAAGAATGCATTATGTCCATTACCATTTGGATCCAAATTTATTTCAAAATGTTCAACACCATCTTGTTCAATAGGTGGTAAACTATAATCATTAATTTCCAATACTCTTGTTGGACATGGATATTCTGTATGAGTATCGTCACCAATAAATACATATGTTGGATTTACAGGTGTAATTGTAAGAGTATCTGGCATATAAAGTTCATGAACTGGCTCAAGTGGTGGATAAATATCGATATGTTCTGCACTCAATCCAAAGAACAATTTATTTTCATATCTATTTGGTGGTAAATTTTTAGCAAAAACATATTGATTAATCTGATATGCAGAAACAGTTAGCCAATAATTTTCTTGAATTTCAACATCATCTGAATTACCTACAACATGTGTATTATAGACAGTTGGTTCTTCATCTAAACACTCCCAGTCAACATCAACATGAGATTTATTTCTATCATTATATAACCAAGAAACAGCATTCTTCCAGTCTGGAATAAAACCGTCAGCTTCTTCAGCTGTAAAATATGCACTTAACTTACTGACATAAGATGGAACTTCTTCAGGCGGAGTATTTGCAGAAGTTGTTGAATTAGCATAAAATTCAGAATCTGTATTGTAAACAACATTATGTGTAATTTTCTTTGTACTATCCTGATAAATATCCGGATATGTATAACAACATCTATCTACATTAGATGGTAATACTGGATCATCTTCTGGTGCATATTTATCTAAAGTATCAGATCTTACTAATCTTGGATATAATTTTGCAGTAGTATTTACATCTACTGTTACAGCATTATATTCTGCATGGATATTTATCATAGAATCATAAAAACCAATAATTTTATTAGTGTTTATTTCCATGCAACGAGGAATCATTGTAAAAGATAAAGTTTTTTCATTAGGAATTGTTATAACAATACCTTTATTTTTAATTAACGAATCATCTAATTGGTCTTGAATAGAAGTTCTATAAGGAACTGTCAAACCATATTGATTAAGTAAGACATCTAAACTATCAATGTTTATTGTAGTCATCATTAACATATCTTTAATCGATATATTAAATGTTCCATTAGTTAAAAATGGCAAAATTGGCTGAGTAAATTCAACAGTTAAAAAATAACGTGTGTCTGTGCTGTTTTCAGATATGTTAAAATCCATGATTTCCTCTTTTGTTATTTATAGTTTTAAAAGGGTATAATAAAAAAGACACCAGAAACTGGTGTCTTTAATTCTATATTTTATTAACTTATTCTTCAGTAACAGTGACTGTAGAGCGGTTAATAATAATCTTAACATCGATGAATTCGATAGCGCTTGTCGGGTAGACAATGATATTGACATTCATGATTGTCGGATCTTCTGGGTCTTGAGTAACGCTAACCTGATAACGGTCAATACCTTCTGCGGCCTTAACTCTCTGTAAGAAGGAGTCAATGTCGTTTCTTGCAGAAGCACGAGTGTTAACACTGTTCTGCATGAAGAGGTAAGGAGTCATCATGTTTTCAAGACGTTTTTCGATAAAGTTCAAGCAACGACGAACGTTGATTCTGTTGAGCAAGCTGTTCTTCTTGAGAGCAGTCTTCTGACCCCAAAGAACAACACCATAGTTACCACAGTCACGTGTTGTGTTAACGTTGTTGTCATAGAGCTGACCGATTTCGTCGTCTGTCAACTTGAGCAACTGACCGTTGGTATAGTTGATTGTTCCACGAGCAACACCAGCAGGTGCCATCCAAGAATAAGAGAATGTGTCACAGTAAGCCATAGCACAAGCACCAGCAACAGACTTAGGTAAGTAAATCCAAGAAGCAAGTGTGCCATTGTAATACTTATCGTAACCACCGTATTCAGCTACATAATCACCCTTGTTGAAGTTGAACATCTTAGATTCAGATAACATAGCCTTAGCAGTCTTTGCAGACTTAGATGTAACCTGAACAACACCAATATCCATAGTTCTTGCTGCAGCAATCTGTGCAATCTTTCTCTGGTGAGCGTTGTAACGCTGACGACCATTGAAGGTATCGATTGCATCGACGTTGAAGAGAATATCGAATGGTGCACGACGTCTATCAGAATAGAGCGATAATGCTGCGGTCTTTTCAGCGATATTATTCTTTTCAGAATTCTTACCACCAGTTAAACCGTAAATTGCGAATGTCTGAGCAGGTTGTGTATACTTACCAACACCGTTAACAGCATCAGTAACAGAAGCACGAGAAACGTAGATATAATCAGAATGACCATTAATTACAGTCGGAGCGTAAAGACTATTGCCTTCACCATCCTTTGCATACGGGTCAGTAGAAACATACCAAGATTCTGCAGGATCCTTGAGGAGAGCATCCATACCAAAGCCCCAAGCAGCTTCTGCGGTCTGTGTCTTAGACTTGATGTAAACGTTAATTCTGAAAACCTTTTTCCAAGTCAAATCCATTTCATTTTCATTATATGGAGTTGTATCATTGTTAACACGGTCTTCATCGTCATATCTGTACTTCCAGTTAAATGCATTCTGGTGATTTAATGCTGGAATTTCAGAACATTCAGTTGTGATGATGGAAATACCAATATCATCACCATACTTACCAGGACCAATAGAAGCAATAACGAGCTGGTCATCAAAGACAGACTTATACTGTTCAATGTCACCATTACCTGGTTCATCATCAGCTTCAGTTCTAACAGTATAACCATCTGCATAAGTCTTATCAACAGAGTTGAAGATATAAGAAGATGGGTTAGCAACAATGTTATTTCTAATAATCTTTTCACCAGTTTCACCATCGGTGTAAACATAGGTGTTATCGATTGGTAAGCTTACCAATTCTGGTTCATCAGCAATATAGACTGGAGCCTTTGTGAGCTTGTTTTCGCCCTTACCAGCATAAAGCCAGAACAAATACTTTTCAACATGCTTATCGAAATACTTACCATTAGGATTGAAGCAATCATATGCATCTTCCTTAATAATCTTTTCAACGATGGACTTAGTTGTTGCATCGTAATACTTGAGGTAGAAGTATTCGTTAATATCAGAAATGTCGTTACAGCTATAAGCATCGAGCATATCGATGATAACGTCTCTTGGAGAACGCTTATCAATATCATCGTTACCGAGATATGCAACCTTAGTCTTATCTGTATTCAAATACATTTCAGAAACTGCAGAGCAGAATAATGCATCAGCACCAGCCTTACCATCGAAATCCATTTTTGGATGATTACCGATAATTGCATAGCTTGGGTCAACGCTGAAGAATTCTGTATATTTGATACCAGAAACACCAGATGTGCCACTTGCGAAATTATCGCTATCAACGTAGTAAGTCTTCTTAATATCTGGATCATCCCAGTCCATGATTTCCATACGCTGTGCGTCTACGTAACCATAACCAGAAGTTCCGTCTTTCCATGGACCTGGGAAATCACCGTAGAAATTATCATCTGTGAAAATATCCTGATAAGCAACACCGCTTGTTGGCCAACCACTAACTGCAGATTCTTCACCGTAGAAAGTAATATTGACTTGTTTTCTGTTAAGAGTTGCAGAAGCAGGAACAGAAACTGTTGTCTTGAACAAAGTTCCGACTTTTCTAACATCGCACTGAGTTGCGTTAGCAGATTCATTATACCATGCAGAAGCAGTAAACAAAAGTTTATTTTCGATTAACGGATTTTTACCCTGAGAATCGACAGAATATGGGTACATGACGTGAATACCTTTTTCAACGATGTTTCCTTCCCAGGATTCAGCACCATGTTCGTCATTCTTACCCTTATAAATGATTAAATCTTCTGTTTCTGACAAAATATCAGAGAATGTGCCATAATATGCACGCTGCTTGAGTGTGTAACCATATTGACCATCTGTATTATCTAACCAGTCACCACCTGCGGTCATAGCGTCAACTTGAGTGACAGCAGACAATGGAGACAAAAGCTTAAGCGTATTGTCGCTCTGGTTATCAACGTAAACGAACTTACATGTGTCCTTGGACTTGTTCGTTGCGGTTACTGGTGCACCGTCATAAGTGAACTGGATTTGAGAGTATTGCTCATCACCCATAGTTGCACGAACGGCATACATTTGAGTCGAATTTGCAAAATAGTTTTCTGCAGCAAAGTGACCATAGTCGGTCAAAGTCTCTGGCTCACCGAAAATTTCTGTAAATTCGTTATAATTTCTGGTAACGACACGCTGATTAACAGGTCCTTTATTGGACTTCATGACAATCGCACCGATACCTAATCCCGGTTCAGCTTCTGAACGGATGGTATTATCGATTTCTGTAAATCTTATACCTGGCGTACTATATTTTGCCATACGTTTCTCCTAATAAATATTATAAACCTTTTTTCTTTTTCACAAAGTTTTAAACTATATAATTATTTATAATGGTTTTATGTGATTTTTCAGAATTTTTAAGTTCTAATTATTTTTCTTAAATTTTTCTATAAATAATAAAGAATAAAAAAATTCAAGGAGATTAGCTATTATGGCAACACAAAAGTTTGATACAAGTATGAGCGTCTGGGGTAAGTTGGCTAACTTACCTGACCTTGCTAAGGCATATCTTTTCCAGGTTAGATTTCTTTACGAATCCGATTCGCCATTATCACAATTATTAGATGCCGACGATTTAATGATTAAGGCAAGAACAGCAACATTACCACAAAAGGAATTTGGTGAACTTGATACCCAATACATGGGAACTAAGCTTCTCTATCCTGGTAAGGCTACTGTTAGTGGTACTTTTGATATTCAGTGGGACGAATTCCAAGATACTACCATTTCTCAGGCATTACATCGTTGGGCAAACCTTCTCATGAACCAAGGTTTTCAGGACGATATTGGTGGTTCTACCAATAATATTACTGGTGGTGCTTATTCTAACTTCGCTTCTCGTTACTGTGCAACTGTTGAAGTTCTCCTTTACGATTCTACTCTTAAAGAACTTCTTCCGGTTAAGTGGAGACTCTATCGTGTATGGCCAAAGTCTGTTCAAAGTGTTTCTCTTGACCAGAATGGTGATTCTAAGATTACCAGAACCTGCTCATTCAGCTACTCTACATTCGAAGTTATCTACACCTAATAGATAAAAAAATTAAATTTAAAAAACCGGTTATTAAAACCGGTTTTCTTTTTATATTCTAAATTTTCTATTAGAAACCTAAATCACTTCCGCCACCTTCAGCATCTGGAGATTCTCCACCTTCAGCCTGTGCAGCTTCTGCTTCTTCTCTCATCTGTTTAATTTCAGATTCAAGCATCTTGTTATTCAAGAGAATATCCTGAGTAGACATACCAAGAATCTTCTCCATGAAGAATTGCTTAGAGAAAATCGGAGCAAGTTCTTCAGCACCTGGTTTGATGTTAGAAGAAGTTGGAAGGAACTGAGAAAGAGTACCAATAACAGAACCACGTTTTTCAGCAAGGTTCAGGTCACGCATTCTTTCAAAGTCAGTTGCTGGATGCAAATCGATATTATACAAAGCCTTATCAAGGAATTTTTCCTTATAACCACGAACTCTCAAGTGAACAAGGTAAACTTGCTTAATAATATCTGCAAATCTTCTTCTTAATCTTCTATTAACTCTCTGGAAGGAAACTTCTTCATGGTTAGCCTGATCAATACCAGGATTATAAGAAGCACCACCAACTTCATCAGATTTCCATCTTGCCTGAGGAATGAACATACCGTCCATAACCTGTTTCTGGAACATCCAAACATCCTGAAGCTGACCATCAAAAGTAGAACCAGATGCGAAAGTTTCAACTGTAGAACCGTTACCAGAGTCATCCTTCTGGAAGAAGAAATCTTCAGTCATTGCTTGAGTATTCTTAACAGCATTGACCATACCAGTAGTATTATCAATAGTCAAATTCTTACGATACTTATTTCTAATTTCCTGAACATAAGCAGCAGCATCAGTTCTTGGCATTCTACCAGTATAAATGTTAAATACACGGTGTTCAGTTGCACGAGTAATACGATAAACAGTCAAAGCATCTTCAATATTTCTTAATTGGTTCAATGGTCTGATAGAACGTTCCAAGTGACCACGAATATCATTTCTATTTGTCCAAATTAACGGATATCTGACATAAGCAACTTGGTTAGGAAGGAACTTCTTAATTTCAGAAGTCTTATCCTGTGCCTGATTAAGATAATTAATGTTTTCAATATAACCATTAATATTATCAGAATCCTTGTCATAAATTACAAGCATTGCATAAGGAGCTAAAGTATTAATACCCACAACTTTATCACCTGCATCATTTAAACAAATTTCCCAGAAGAGTTCGGCATCAACAAGCCATTTATAATAATAATCCCAAATATTTTCTTTACCAATAACACAGTCAACAATATAGTCAAATTCCATCTTCAATGCTGCAAATTCTGTTGCAGTAAATTTAGATTTGAATGGTTCCTCAATATCGAACATTGCAACGTTTCCAAGTGCGTCTGGACAAACTGCTTCGTCCGCCATAATATTCAGGCCTTTACCAACCAATGGGTACATGGCCATAGAACGATACCAAGAAATTTTTTGCCATTTATTTGTAAATAATGTTTCAAAAACAATATTATTTTGGTCATAAGGTGTTGCTGGGTCTACATAGCCGTTATTATTGTAACTTCCTGCTATTGCATTCCAGTCAATTGTGTCTTCGCCTTTACCATAAGAATTACGTGCAGCTTCGATTGCACGTTGTTCACTATGTTCCGGGGAAGTTTTTAAGAATTCAGAGCTAAATGGGTTTAAAAAATTAAGATTCATTGTTTTTTCCTTCTAAGATTATTTGTTATTTGTATTATTTATAATGTGACTACCTAAAAATTTCTCCGAAGGCTTCTAAAGATTATAAATAATATAAAAGTTTAGAAAGGTTTAGAATCACATGAATTATTTAAATGTAACTTACGAACAGCTCCTACAAGATTTCAGAGCTAGATTAAATTCTGACCCGCGATTTAAGAATATCGGTTCTGCTACAATTTATGGCATGTTCCAGGAAATGCTTTGTGCATGTATGGACATGACAAACTTTTATTTACAGAGAACTGCGGAAGAATCGTTTATTTCCACTGCTCGACTAGATTCTAGCGTTATCAAGCATGCTAAAGGCCTTGGTTATAACCCTAGAAGAGCAATTCCAGCAAGATGTGAACTTATAATCAGATTAAAAGGACCACTCCCCGAAGGAATTAAAGCTGGAACAGAAATCTTCTTTAGTCAAGAAAATATGGATTTATCTTTCAATGGTAACAAATATATTCTTGACAGTGGATATAGCTATAAATTAACTCAAGACGACATTATTAATGGTCAATCTAATGACTGGGTTAAGGAACTTTATTTCTCTGTTCCTAATGAAAAAGCAGTCTATATTCCATTAGCTGGTATTTCTTATTACGATACAAAGTATACTACTCCTATTAAGTGCTTCCAGGGTGAAAGAAAAACTGTAGAAATCCTTGGAACTGCAAATATGGATAAAATTGGTGAGACTAACCAGTTCTATGATATTAATGACCTTGACTTTTCTGACTGGTATGGTAAGCGTGACCCGTATGGTTACAAAAATAATACTTTCTATAAAGATTTAAGCTGGTGTAAAGTCGGTATTGGTCCTGACCTTGATACTGCAATGGAAAAGGATAACCTCTTTACTATTGAAACACAAGCAATTCACTTAAATGATGAAGTTGTAAACTGGCCAGCAGATAAACCAAGAGATAATAAATTCAAAATTTGTCTTATTGATACTAATTCCGATAAAACTGTTAGATTAAGCTTTAGCACAGAACCAAAAATCTGTGATATTGGTTTGAAATCTTATAATGATAATATCTATGTTAAGTATATTGCCACTAAGGGTAAGGAATGTAATGTAACTGGTGTTAAAGGTTCTGTTATGTCCCACAATAACCAAATCAACGTTTCTGTTGATGGTAATGTTATTGACGTAACTAACAACGTTCAGTTCATTATTAATTCTGATATTTACGGTGGTGAATTCTTTGAATCACAGGATAGTATCAAGATTAATGCACCTGCATACTTCTCTTCTTGTGGAAAGCTTGTTACTAAAGATGACTATACTTCTTACTTTAGAGGCTTGACCAGTCCAATAACTGTTCAAAATGCTCTTGTTTATGGGCAGCAAGAAGTTCAACAAAAATTACCACAAAATATTGTTCACAAACTTATTCAGAATAATATTTTCTACTCAATTCTTGGACATCTTTATAAGAAAAATAACGGAAACTGGGCACCAGTTAACTTATTAACTGGTCATGATGAAAATAATGATGCTGTTACAATTTATGGTGATAAATATTTGGACCATATTTGTGACTTTATTAAAATGCTTTACTCTTATGAAGGATATTATAATAAGATATTCAAATCTGAAGCAGATGAACAATGGCTTAAGAATGTAAGACTAATCTATGATAACTGTAAGCATAAAATTGAAGTTAATAGTATCTTACTTCCAATGGTTCCATTTATCCAATATTTTGATGCAGTTGGAACTGTTTATGTTGACCCATTAACTGATATTGAAGTTTATACTAAAGAAATGCAAAATAAGATTTATGAATATCTTGACCAAAAACTTGCATCTGACAGACGTATTTATAAATCTGAAATTATTGACTTATATAATAAGAATGATAGAACTAAAGCTGTAGATATTGACTTTAAGATTTCTAGCATGATTAAATCTCCAACAATGAGATTTAAATGGAATGATTTGTATAATAGTGATTTCCGCATTATGCAAAATTATGATTTAAATTCTTATGCTGTTGCACGTTCTGCTGTTAAATATGATCAAGATGTTAATGAAAAATACGGAAGTGGTTGGTGGAATGCTATTCAAATTTCTAAAGTTGATCAAAATGGTAATAGCATAAATGAAGCAATATTTAGAGAAAGAAAAGTAACATTTAAAATTAAATTTGTAGATAGCAATCATAATCCATCAAGTCCTAATTATAGTGTAAATCAACAAATATATGATATTGTCTGTGAAACAGCATCTGATGATAAATATATTTACTTATATCCATTAACTCTTCAATCTGAAGGAAGTATAGATTATTATCGTAATGCTGGTACAACTGCTGTAGATTTGAGTAGTAGTTCTGATTCAGAAATAAGAAATGCTACAATAGATGGTGTTATTGAATTAGAAATTATCACTAAAACTGATGAAGATTATGAATCTACTTCTAATCTTTCTGAAAATAATATTGGTGACTATAAACTTTCACTTAATGATTTTAGTCTTGTAATATTCTTACTTAAATATTGGTTATCTGATCAAACACAACCACAACAATTACAAGAAATTACAAGTGTTCAAAGAGCAATAGAATTACCATATAAAATAGATATATTAATTAATGCTCTTGGAAGTGCAGAATTTACTATCAGAGAAGAAACTATTTTACGTAGAGGTAACTTAAATAGTCCACAAAGTAGATCGATTTCTGAAGATAGCTTCTGGAATTACGTAGTTCCTAATATGATATTAAGTCCATATAAAAATGCAGATGCTGGTAGAGAAGCAATTAATGAATCTACTGATTATGATTCTCAAGAATGGGAAGCTGCTACAAAATTAATTATGGATATTTATCCATTAATTAAACCAGGTATTTGTGATTCTATCTTGGACGACAATAATAATATTGTAAATTTCAGTACTGATATGGAATTACCAGTTCTCTTCAATAAAATTAATGTAAAATATAAAATGAACTAAAATCTTAAAAAATATAAAATAAAAAACCTTATACGTAATGTATAAGGTTTTAATTATTTATTCTATTGATTAATATCCACCTGCTCTAAACCAACCATAATTTGGACCACCGGAATTACCAATATTTGTTCTATATTTAGATGTAGTATATAATGGTTTTGATATTAAACATAATGCTCTATCATAATCTAAATCTACTTGTTCGGCTACCATTGTTTTAGGATTACTTTGTGATATTGAAGTTGTAACATTTTTACTAGCCCAATACCAAAAATTTTCACCTGCACCATTACCAAATAGACCATTAGACAATATAATATTAAGTTTAACTAATGGTCCTTTTAAACTATTCTGATATGGTGTTAATATCCATACCAAACCATAATTTAAATCATTCATATCATCTAAATATAGATTAATTTCTATTTCATCTAAATATTGTGATACTTCAGGCAACATGCTTCTAAAGTAAAACATTTCATCACCATCAGAACCAAGTTTACATGCCTCAGTAACTCCATTACTTGTAGTAGTAACAAGGTTAGAAAATTGCGTCCAATTTGAACTATCATTTTCATCAACCTGAAATGTAGTTACAGCACCATTTAATCTATATGGCCATTTTGCTTCATTTGGACATGGTTTACCATCACCTTGATTTGCAAGTGCTATAGGTGCTGCTTTCCAAACATTTTCAAACCATGTTCTTAATGCTGCAGGACCTTTAAAATAAGTTATATCTGCAACAGGAATTGCTGCTGTATCTAATGCAGCATAAAAAATATCCACACGTGCTTTTTGATAATAAGTATCTTCGTTAATAGTTATAATGTCATTATTATCTTTACTAATAACAATTTTAGTATCTGTTATTGATATACTATTAGGTGTATTATTAACCTGAGAGTCAATCCTAAATTCACTAGCATCAATCTGCGATGTATAAGAAGTCTTTTTAAAGTTTAAATAACTATTAGAGAAATTACCTTCATAACCATGACCATTAAAAGTCAATGTATTATTACTAGATTTATATTTAAGTGTATTTTGACTATCACCATCTGATACGACAATATTTTCTGTATCAACAGTTGATAATGTTATTGACTTATTACCCTTTGAAAGTAAAAGTTTATCTGTTAAATTCAAAGACTTCATGTCCATATTAAAGTTAGTAGTATTATCAACCTTAATACCAACATCACCACCAATAGTTACAGTAGAATTACCAGACTTATCATAAAGTTTTAACAATCCTTCATCTGGGAAGAATTCTAATGCATTTCTTGCATTACTACCATCTTCATTACCATTACCATAGATAATACCTGGTCTGGAATTCCAATTACCTCTAGTTCTCCATTCCCAGTCACTATTTTGACCTAATATTAATGTTCTCTTATTAATTCCATCTTCATAATCAGTATTATCCATTTTTACATCATGATAAGAACCTAATATGTATAAATTGTTACAATCATATATAATATTATATTCACCACCAATTATATTAATATTTTCAGATGGTTCATATTCTTCACCAATATAATCAATACTTGTATTAATTAAGTTATTATTAGCATTCAATAATACTGATTTTTTTACTTTTTGAATATTATTATCACAAGAATTTATAAGTGTGGTAAGTCTTATATTATCATACCACCAATCAAATTCATAATCTGGAAAAAGTGCATTTATGTTAAATGTATTATAATTTGAATTTAAAACAACGCAAGTATCAGTAAATTCTTGAAGTATGTTAGATTCTGAATTTATTATAGTATTTTTTTCACATCCATTACGAGCGACATTATACCATGAATTAATTAATGCATTTGAATGTCTTGCCTCAACAAGATTGTTATTACCACCAATAATAATATTTTCATCTAATTTAGTATTAATGTCATTTACATGAGAAACATTATTTTTTGTAAATAAAAATTTATCTGGATTACCATCATCAAGTATATTATTATTTAAACCAAATATGTCTACGGCAATATTATCATATTCTGGTTTTGTTGACATTACAAATTTTGGACATTCTGTGCCATTAATTTTAAAATATTCTTCTTGATATGCAACACCAGTTGTTTTTTGTCCCATTGCATCATTAGCTTCTGCAACAATGTCTTCATATTTAGATTCGAGATTTATTGTCGGAACGTCTTTGCCTTTACCTTGCAATAACATCATGACATTATAACTTACGACTGGTTCAGTCTCCAAGTTTTCATAATGTTCTATTGTAGATAAAACAACTTGCGGAGTATATGGATTTTCATCATCATCTTCCTGATTTTCACGGTTAATAAGATGAATCAAACCAACACCATTCCATTCATTTTCAAGTTTATCAGCATTGTATGTTTCAGCAACCATTAAAGTCTTATCTGTTGCTAATGCACCTTCCTTATTGAGGTTGAAATTTTCAATAATACTCTTATCAGCTGCGACTTTAACACCTTCCTTTGCCTTGGTCTTAAGACCATTATTAACTAAAGAAAGCTTATTAGAAATATCCAAAATATCTTTAGTCTGCTGATTATCAGCATCAATATCAAGAGAAATATCACGATCACGTTCGTCTAATGT